GTGTACAACCAGGGGACGTCTGCTGCGGCCACGGTTGGATCCGCTGCTGGTGGCACCCAATACGTCACCACGTTCGACCTCAAGTCCGCTACCGGGCGCCTTCTCCCGACGTACACCGCCGCGCAGCTCTTGCTCTACAACAGCACGCCGGTGACCACGGGGCTTACGCTGCCCAGCTCGATCACGACCTCGGCGCTGTTTCTGCGCATCACGTCGGTTGGAACCGCGGCCACGACGGGCCACGGGTACATCTACGTCCGCTACCAGCAGTAGATAACGTAACATTGCGGGGGGCCGGCAGTGCGCCGGCTTTCTGAGGAGCACGTATGCATACGGACACTTGGGCAGTTTCTCCCGCAGCAGCCAACAGCACGTACTTCCGGGCCGCAGCTGCGCAGGGTTCTGGCGCGGTTTCTCTGCTGTTTAATGACTTCGCCGCTGCTGGTGCAGTGAACGGTTGTGGGTACAATCTCACGATCAATTCGACGGGCAACGACAGCGGCACGACGTACACAATCGTCGGCACAATTGTCGGGCAAACCCGCGGCACCACGACAAGCACTCAGCTCGGCGGCAACGCAGGCACTCCCACCACGGGCACGAGTTACTGGGCCACGATCACCAGCATTTCAGCCAGTGGGGCTGCGACCGGCAACGTCAGCATCGGGTTTTCCGGTAACTTGGCACTGCCACGTACGCGTATTCGGGGGGTGCACTACGTCGGCGCGGCGACGGCCGGCTCGATTGTTGTGCGCATCAACAACGCGTCGACTGGTACTGTAGCCCTCAACATCGATACTCCCGCCACGGCTACGTGGGCAGGGTACGTGAATTGTGGTGGTGGGCTCATTATTGGGCGCAGTGCGGCGCAATCCGACTTCGGTATTGTGATCCTCACGCAAGTCTCGAAATGCACCTTCTTCTGTAGTTAAACGGGGGAGTCATGGCTAACTCCCTCAAGCAGAAAGTGGGTGAGCGGGACACCAAGCATGGGCTTATGGACTTGCCTGTGTCCCTCCCCCCCGCAACGAAAAAACCAAAAATGCGCTTTGCCGCCGGCGGTGCTTGCTGTCGTGATGGCGTGGCATCGCGCGGCAAGACGAAAGGAAGGATACGGTAATGGGCTGGTTCGAATCAGACAAAGATAAGTCTGCGCGCATGATGAAAGAGAGCATGGCGCGCAACGCCTTGAAAGACGTCAAGCCGGCGGAAGCGAAGCCCCAGCCCTCGAGTACGGTGTTCCAGCGTCGCGCGCGCCAGCTGGATCAACCGGATCCATCCCAGCGCGAGGTCGAAGGAAAACGCAAAGGAGGTTCCGTGAAAAAGCCAAGCAAACAGAAAATAATGCAGGCCATCATGATGGCCCATCAGGCCGGGGTGCAAAAAGGCGCGCAGGCAGCGGCGCAAGGCGCAGGGGGTCCGCCTCCTCCGCAGCCCGGGACAGCTCCTGGCATGAAGAAGGGCGGGGCGGTTAAAAAATTGCCGCCGTGGATGAAGAAAGACACGGACAATGATGGCATGGCATGCGGTGGTAAGGTCAAGAAGATGGCCGCCGGTGGTGTGTGTCGTGGAGACGGTGCGGCTTCCCGGGGGCGTACGCGCGGTAGGATCTGCTAATGACGACAAGCGGCACAACGGCTTTCAATCCAGACCAGGTAAACCTCATCGAAGAGGCATGTGCCATGGCTGGGTTCGAGGCGCGCACCGGATATGAGTTCCGGTCGGCGCGGTTCGCTCTCAACACGCTGCTCATGGAGTGGGCGAATCGGGGGGTGAATCTGTGGACGTTGCTTCCGTTCACGCAGGTCATGACTGCATCATCCGCGACGTACGTTCTTCCGGACGACTGCGTTGATGTGTTTGACGTTGTGCTCCGCACGAACGACACCAACGTCGTTACACAGCAGGACTTGCGTATCAGCCGCATATCGCTGCCGACGTATGCGACGATAACGAACAAGCTCAGCACAGGTCGGCCCCTGCAGTATGTAGTGAACCGGCTGATCGAGCCTACGATTACGTTCTGGCCTGTGCCGGATGCCACGCAGACGTGGACGGCGATTATTTATTACCTTCGCCGGCTGCAAGACGCAGGCAACAACGCTTCCTACGTGCAGGATGTTCCCTTCCGTTTCTACCCACCGCTTGTTGCCGGGCTGGCGTATTACATGTCCCTGCGCAAGCCGGAGTTGATGGAACGGGTGCCAATGCTGAAAGCATATTATGACGAGCAGATGATGCTGGCGACAGACGAGGATCGGGAAAAAGCGCCGGTACGGTTTGTTCCGCGGATAGGGCGCGTATGAGTGCTACCTTTGCCAGCGGCCGGATTGCGATTGCGCTATGTGATCGCTGCGGGCAGCAGCGCTTGCTGCGTGAGTTACACAAGCAGATCGTGGACCAGAAGGATTCAGGGATGCTCGTATGCGCAGAGTGTTTGGATCAGGACCACCCGCAGCTGCGGCTGGGCAAGACCCCGATATACGATCCGCAGGCGCTGCGTAATCCTCGCCCGGACAAGCGGACGGATGTGGTGCCCGTACCATTGTTGGTTGGGTATACTGTGATTGGTGCACCTGTTTTCCGTTACCCGCCTACTGCGTACGGGCGCGGTGGTGTGGCCGATGGACCTGTATCTGACACCGCTGTGGCAGGAGATTAAATGGCCCTCTTCACACTAACCGATGCAGTTATCAAGGACCGTGTCAAAGAGCTGTCGTCTACGACGGGTACTTCGTCTTTTGTTTTGACCGGGGCGGAACAGGGCTACAACACGTTTGAGCAAGTAGGGGATGGCCGCGGCACATTCTATTGCGCGGTGAATGAAGATGCATCAGAGTGGGAAGTAGCTCCGGGCATATACACAAGCGTTACGCGCACGCTCAGCCGCGACTCAACGAGCATTCAGGCGTCGAGCAACAACGGATCGATTGTTTCGTTTTCCGCTGGAACTAAGTACGTGTTCTGCGTGCTTCCAGCGTATCTGTGGACATTGGTAACGCTTTTAAGCCGCGCTATTTCAACGTCCGCAACGACGACAGTTATTTCTTTAAGCAATACTATAGGTAGCAATAATGCTCATTTAACGGTGACTACGGGGATTTCTACAGGCCCAACTCCGGTTACTCTTTCCACAAACGCAGGGGATTTGTTGCTCAGTCCAACTGGGCAGCTTAGTTTGGGTGGGTATGGGTCAACGGGTATCGTTTTGGCCAGTGGGGGGGGTGTTTTTGTGAACCCCATGTATGGCGCTAAGGGGCTTTCTGTAGGGTACGCTACCCCCGGAGACTCTGGCCTTGCATTCCCCGCAACGGCTGTTGCTGTTGCCGATGCGAACACGCTGGATGACTACGAGGAAGGCACGTTTACTCCGACGCTTGAGGGAATCACGACGGCCGGCGTTACGACATACCTGATTCAAACTGGCAAGTACGTCAAAATCGGATCGCTTGTTTATTTTAAGTTGTCGCTTCTGTGGAGCAACCAAACAGGCACAGGGAATTTCATGATACGGGGACTCCCGTTCAACTCAGCCGCAGACGGGACTACGACAGTTTGCGCGATGGGTATGTCAAATGTGAATTACACAGCTGGAAGTTCACTTTACGGAGCAGTGCAAGACGGCGCGGCGATCGTGTATCCAACGCAGGCCGCGAACGGAGCGGTAGCCGCAGGCGTGCCGGTAGACACGGCAGGTTCTATTTCAATGAGTGGTTCATACGGAATATAGGGAAATCCAATGCTCACCGAAGAAAAAATCCTCGCCGCAGTCGAAATACTCCCGAGCACCAACGCCATCAACGTACGTTGGGATAACGTCGTCAAACGTGATGATGAAGTCATCTCGCGCATCCCGCACCGCAAGGCATACGGCGCCGAACAAAAAGACGAGTTCCTCGCGGAAGTCGAAGGCGCACAGAAATTCGTGGACGCAATCGGTTGGTAAACTAAAAGGAGCACACCATGGCAGGTCTCACTCAAGAGAAACTGAAGGCAGTCGGGCGTAACCTGGCAAAGCGTGACCTTCAGCGCGCAGCGTCACAGCCGAAGTTGAACGAGAACAAAGGTGCTTCCGACGGCGGTATAATCGGCCGCGGTGCTTCACCGCGCAAAAAAGGCGTTTACCGCGGGGCCTAATTATGGCATTGACTTATACGCAACTCGTAACCTCGGTGCAGCAATATACCGAGAATTATGAGACCAGCTTCGTCTCCAACATCCCGACGTTTATTCGTCAGGCGGAGCAGCGTATCGTCAACACTGTTCAGCATCCGAAGTTCAAGAAGAATGTACTCGGGGCCACTACAACGCATAGCCGTTACGTGGATACGCCGGATGACTTCCTTGCTCCGTTCGAG